TCCGAAGGAGAGATAGAAGGTTTTGCATCTCCATCAAAAGAAGGTCTGACAAAAGGAACTACTGCATATACAAACGCATCACTTAAAGATGTATTTCTGAATAATACTCCTGTTCTTAAAGCAACCGCCAGTTCATCTAGTCCTGCTACAAACGATTTTAACTTTCAGAATATTTCTTTTGTTTCACGTTTTGGAACGTCTAGTCAGACAAAGATTCCTGGAATTGAAACTAGCCAATCTATTACTCCTGTCGGTGTAACTGTAACAGTAGATTCTCCTGTAACAAGACAGGTTACAAATACAAATGTTGATGCGATAAAAGTATCAATAACATTTCCACAGCTACAGAAGGCAACAAATGAAGGTGATTTATTAGGTTCTTCTGTTCAACTAAAAATTGCAGTTCAATATAATTCTGGTGGTTTTACTGATGCCATAACAGATACTATTACAGGTCGTACCGCAGATGCTTATCAAAAAGATTATAGAGTGAATATTACAGGCTCTTTTCCTGTTGATATTAGAGTGATAAGAGTTACAGCAGATAGTACAGACACCTCTCTCATAGATGCTTTTCAGTTCACAAGTCTTACAGAGATAGTTGATGAAGCATTTACTTATGACAACAGTGCTTACAACTCCATCAGACTAGATTCGCAGTTATTTAGTTCTATACCAGCTAGAAAATTTAGGATCAGAGGAATAAAAGTAAGGATTCCAGGTGCAGGTGCTAGTGGATCGGGCACTCCAACAGTGGATAGTGCTACTGGTCGTATTGTGTATCCAACTGGTTATATTTTTAATGGAGTAATGGGTGCTGCAACTTACACTAACTGTCCAGCGATGTGCCTATTAGATTTACTTACAAATACAAGATATGGCTTTGGAGATCATATAACAGACAGCAGTTTAGATTTATTCTCTTTTGTTAATGCAAGTAAGTTTGCAAATACCCTTGTTGATGATGGAAGAGGAGGACAGGAAGCAAGATTCAGTTGCAATGTAAATATTCAGAACTCCAGTGAAGCATTTGATCTTATAAATGAGCTTGCAGGTGTAATGCGTTGTATGCCGATATGGTCTGCTGGAACAATAACAATGACTCAGGATAAACCAACAGATGCAAGTTATTTGTTCAACTTGGCTAACGTAGGAGAAGCAGGATTTAGTTATTCGGGTAGCAGTCTTAAGACAAGATCCAGTGTGGTTTCTGTGTCTTACTTCAATATGGATTCACAGGAAGTGGATTTTGAAGTCGTAGAAGATAGCACTTTAATAAGTAAGATCGGAACTGTTGTTAAACAAGTAAAAGCATTTGCTTGTACTTCAAGAGGGCAAGCTGCCAGATTGGGTCGTGCAATACTTTTCAGTGAAGCCAATGAAACTGAAATCTGTACATTTACAACATCTATAGATTCTGGTGCAGTAGTCAGACCTGGTGCTGTGATTGAGATAAACGATCCAGTAAGAGCAGGAGTGAGAAGAGGTGGTAGGTTGAAATCCGTAACTTCAACAACTGTTGTAACTGTAGATGATACGACTGCAACAGATTTTGCTGTAGATGCCAGTGGTAATCCTGTAGGAGATGCGACTTTAAGTATAGTTTTACCTGATGGGACAGTTGAAAGTAAAACAATATCATCTGTCTCAAATGGTACTGTCACTGTTAGTTCTGCATTTTCTCAAACTCCTAATGTAAACACAGTCTGGTTAATTCAAAACTCTACAGTACAGGCACAGCTATTCAGAGTTATCAATGTTGAAGAACAGGACGGAATAAATTATGCGATTACTGCCTTATCTTATGTCAATGAAAAATATGCCTTTATAGAAGATGGTTCTGCCCTGCCAGCTAGAGATGTTACCAAATTAGATGAATTAACAAATCCTCCTGTTGGTTTAGTAGCGGTTGAAAAGATTATTCCTATTAATAATCAGGCAGTTTCTAAATTAATTATCAGTTGGCAACCTATTGTCGGTGTTATTGAATATCAGGTTAATTATCGTTTTGAGAATGGTAACTATGTAAGTGAAAGAGTATCAAGACCTGATTTTGAGATACTTAACAGTCAGAAAGGTACTTATGAAATACAGATATTTTCATATAACGTGCAAGGTCAATTATCCGCTACATCTACTGATTTAACATTTGAAGCTGTAGGTAAAACAGCATTACCACAGGATGTCACAAACTTACTTGTCGAACCAGTATCAGATCAATTTGTAAGATTACGTTTTGATAAGGCTACAGATATTGACGTAACTCATGGTGGAAACGTGGTTGTCAGGCATAGTAATTTGACAGATGGAACTGGTACGTTTACTAATTCTGTTGATATTATTCCTGCCTTACCTGGTAACGTATCTGAAACTTTAGTTCCTGCTGTTGATGGAGAGTATATCCTTAAGTTCCGTGATGATGGTGGTAGGTTAAGTTCGGGTGAAACTTCTATCGTTGTTACAACTCCTGATCCTGTACCTAAATTACTTGTTCTTTCAGATAGAGAAGATACAGATTCTCCTCCTTTTGCTGGTACGAAGGTAGATTGTTTCTTCAGTGATGAAGTAAATGGTCTTGTTCTTGGATCGTTAGAAACCTTAGATGATGTAACAGACTTTGATGCCATAGCTGATGTAGATTTCTTAGGTGCTGTTGATATTACAGGTGGTCATTATGATTTTGCTTCTAAACTTGATCTTGGAGGTAAGCAGCCATTAAGACTTACAAGGCATTTTGTAACACAGGGTTTTTATCCTAATGATCTGATAGATAAAAGAACAGCGAATATTGATACATGGACAGACTTTGATGGTGCGACTGCCTTTGATGTAAATGCAAAACTATTGGTTGCAACAACAGACAGTGATCCAGATAGTTCTATTGCTTCTACATATACACAGTCAGGAACAACGATTACAGTGACAAAATCTAGTCATGGTTTATCTGTAGGTCAGTTTATAGATATAGATTTTACAAGTGGTGGTGCTACTGATGGATATTTTGAAATACAGACAGTTCCAAGTACAAGTACCTTTACTGTCACTGCATCATCTAGTGCGACAATATCGAGCAGTAATTGTAATATCGGTGCTGGATTCAGTAAATTCAATACTCTTGCTAATGGAACATTTATTGGTCGAGGATTCAGATTTAGATGTGAAATGGATTCAGATGATCCTGCACAATCAATAGAAATAGATCAATTAGGTTATACAGCACAGCTTGATAGTAGAACTGAGACTGTAAATACTGTTATAGCTTCTGGCACTGGTAGTAAGGCAGTTACGTTCCAACACGCTTTCTTTACTGGTACGTCTGAGCTTGGTGGATCTACTTCTGCTTTCTTGCCTAATATTGGAATTACGATTGAAAATGCACAGTCAGGTGATTTCTTTGCCTTGTCCAGTATTTCTGGTAGTGGATTTACGATTGATATAAAGAATGGATCGAGTTTTGTTAACAGGAATTTCAAATATGCTGCTACAGGCTTTGGACGTGGTAGTTAGAAGTGAATTAGGATATACTTAGAGAAAATTTTGGATTAAGAAATGGCTACTCACGATTATGTAATAGATAACTCTACAGGAGCTAACGTCCGTGCTGATATTAATAATGTATTACAGGCAATCTTAAGTAATAATAGTTCTGGTAGCAGTCCAAGTACTACTGTTGCTTATATGTTGTGGGCTGATACGACAAATAATTTACTAAAAATAAGAAATACTGCAAATAGTGATTGGATTACGTTAAGAGGACTTGATGGATCGCTAACTACCAGTGCTGACGCAAGTATTAATAGTGTTGCTGTAGGTAAAGGTGCAAACTCTGTTGCTGGCAACACGGTTCTTGGAGAAAGTGCTTTAGATGCTTCTGTTTCTGGTGGAAATAATACAGCTATTGGTAATAGTGCCTTAACAGCAAATACCTCTGGAGAAAGAAATACTGCGGTAGGAAAAGGATCTTTAGAAAATCAAACAACAGGAACACTTAATACTGCTTATGGTTATGAATCTGGTCAAGCAAATAATGCAACTGGTATTACTGCTATAGGTTATAAAGCTTTAGAAGCAAACACAACTGCTGATTACAATACTGCTATAGGATATGAGGCACTGCGAAGCAATACAACTGGCGGGGCAAGTGGGCCGAATGTAGCCGTTGGTAAGTTTGCATTACGTAATAACACAACTGGATTTAGTAATACTGCTGTTGGTAGTAGTGCTTTGTTATCTCTCACAACTGCAAATGGTAATGTTGCTGTAGGTACCAATGCTTTAGATGCTTGTACGACTGCAAGTGCCAACACAGCAGTTGGAATGAACTCATTAGGTGCTACCACTACTGGGGCAGAAAATACTGCTTTTGGTTCTGTTGCACTTTTAAATAATACAACTGGAGCAAATAATGTAGGCCTTGGTAGACAATGTTTAGAGAACAATACTACTGCTAGTAATAACACAGGGGTTGGATACCAAGCACTCAAAGCAAACACAACTGGACATTCACTAGTAGCCGTTGGTGCGACAGCTTTGACAGCAAATACAACTGGTACATCAAACGTAGCTATCGGAAGACAATGTTTAGACGCAAATACTTCAGGAGGATCTAACGTAGCGGTTGGAAGAGGGTCATTGGGATCAAACACCACTGCATCAAATAACACTGCTATCGGTACTGATTCACTAACAGCAAACACAACTGGAACAGATAACGTAGCCGTAGGGGCTTTTGCTTTAGATGCTAATACCACAGCAATTAATAATACTGGTATTGGAACAAATGCTTTAACAGCAAATTCAACTGGAAATAACAATACTTCTGTAGGACAAAGTACTCTTAAAACAAATACAACTGGAGCTCAAAATACTGCTTGTGGTCGTGCGGCTTTATTTGCAAACACTACAGCTGATAATAATACTGCTGTAGGGTCTCTTGCCTTAAATCAAAACACAACTGGAACTAATAACGTAGCTGTAGGATCTAATGCCTTAGATACAAATACAACTGGCAGTCAAAATATAGCCATAGGTCAGTCTGCTATGAATGACAACACTACTGGTATTAACAATACAGTAGTAGGTTATGCAGCTTTACACGAAAATACTACGGCTAATAATAATACTGCTATAGGTTATGCAAGTCTATTTGCAAACACAACTGGAACTTCTTTAACTGCAATCGGTGCGTTTGCCCTTGATGCAAACACTACTGCCAATAACAATGTTGCAGTTGGTGTTGAATCTCTTACCGATAACACAACTGGAGCGTTTAACACAGCCGTTGGTGATAATACTTTGGCAAATAATACAACAGCTTCTAACAATACTGCTGTAGGTTTAAGTGCTTTATTCGCAAACACTACTGGAGCTAATAACGTAGCTGTAGGAAGTTTTGCTTTAGATGCAAACATAACAGGTAGTTTTAACACTGCGGTTGGGTTAGATGCATTGACAGCATGCACTACCTCTGAAAACACTGCTGTTGGTGCGAGATCGTTAAAATCTCTTACGAGCGGAAGCCTTAATACTGCTGTTGGTATGAACGCATTAAGAGAAACTACAACTGGTACTAATAATACTGCGGTGGGAGATGAGGCTCTAAGAGAAAACACAACTGGATCAGACAACGTAGCAATAGGTGCTATAGCTCTTGATGCAAACACTACAGGAAATCAAAATATAGCAATAGGAAAAAATTCTCTTGGAGCTAGTACTACAGCTTCAGCTAATGTAGCGATGGGACAATCAGCTTTAGGATCTTGTACAACAGGATTTGATTGTGTCTCGGTTGGTGCAGAAAACTTAAATTCTTTAACTACAGGTAGTGGTAATACTTCTATAGGTAAATTATGCGGAAATCAGATTACAACTGGTGTAGATAATGTGCTTCTTGGACAACAGGCTGGCAGAAATCAAGGAAATTTAAGTAACAATTTATTTATTGCACGAGATGGGGTGACAAATAGTAATCCTCAAGCTTGGATTTATGGAAATAGTAGCGGTAGTTGTTTTCAAGGTGATAACAGTGCACATTGGTCAACAAGTTCAGATCAAAGACTTAAAAAAGATATTGTAGATAATACAGTTGGATTATCTATTATAAATCAAATTAAAGTAAGAAATTATAAGTATAAACAATATTCTAATGGTTCTCCTGTAACTTCAGATGACACTGTAGATATGAGTAATTTTCCTAATGCAGATGGAGTTCATCAAGTTCTTATAGGTCAAGGAAACACAGGCACAAAACTTGGAATAATCGCACAAGAATTAGAATCTATCGCACCAAATTGCGTGACAACAAATGAACGAGGAGTAAAACTAGTAGATGATGATGAGATATTTTGGTACATGCTCAATGCAATAAAAGAATTATCCGCAAAAGTCACAGCCCTCGAAGCAGGGTAAACTGTAAACAAATCTATTTTTAATTATGGAAGAAAGAACCGCAGATGAAATCGCAGCAATCTTCTCTGCTGCTGGTGATAGTGTAACTGTCATCAATACCGCCAAGACATCAGATGAAACTGACGATGAATATAAGAACAAGATCAAGCGTAACGTAGATCATCTCGAAATTATCAAGAGCTATAAAAAGCTTGATGGAACGACTTCTATCTGGACATCTGAATCTTTTACAGATATAGATAAAGCAATTACTGACGGTAAAAAACTTTACTAATTTATGAATTTACAGGAAAAACTACAACAACTGGCATTAGAAAGACAAAACCTTACTATTGCCTTACATGAAATCAATGGTGCGATGAAGTTGCTGGAACAGCAGATTTTGGAGACTCAAGAGACACCCGAAGCATCGCAGCCATCAGATACAGAGGCATCAACCCAACCAGAAGAAGTAGCGTCATAAATGTAAGTGGTGCTACCATTTTATTAAGAACTTCTTTAACCATGTTTCAAAAAATAGCTAATGTTTTGAGTATTCTCTCATTCATAATGGTAACTTCAGTTATAGGTGGAGGGTACTTTGGATATAAGTATGTAACATCTGAGCAGTTTAAGGCAAAAATAATGAATCAAGTCATGGGTAATGTAAAAGGAATGATGCCTAACGTATTAGATAAAGGTTTACCAAAAACAACAGGACCATCAATGCCTATACCTCAGATAAAGTTATGAACTGTTGGCACTGTCAAACAGAACTGATTTGGGGTGGAGATCATAGTGTCGAAGAACTCAAACCTATACTTGCCGAAGAATATTCAATGGTTACAAATCTATCGTGTCCTAAATGTGAATCTTATGTAGAGGTTTACTATCCAAACCATGACAGAGATCAAGATACCTGAGATTCATATTCCAGAGATACAAATACCACAAGTTTATACTCCACAAGTATCTTTACCAGGATATGAACCTTTAAATGTAGAAACCATAGGTTGTAAATATTTTCATCGAGATGTAAAGAATACAGGTAATCGTAATTTATTAATAGACGATCCAAACGGAGTTGTAAGTAACTGTCCATATCCATCTTTTATTCCGATGAATTATCAGGCAGATCAACTGATTATTGTTGAAGAAGCTGCTGTTGTAAATGACGAACCAGCTAAGTTGCCCGAAAGTAAACCACCACAACCAGAAATACCAAAAGATAAAAAAGAAGAAGTTTTTGTAGATTGTCCTGGCAGAACGGATCAAAGAGTAGGTGACTTTCGTAACGAAAAGCGTTTGGAACGTGTCGTAGGGCATGAAAGAAGCGAAGATGGAACAAAG